CTACGGGTATACGTAAGAAGCTTTATAACTGGTGTTATGACAAAAGCCAGGGATTTAAAGAGTTTTGGTTTATATCTGCAGAGTCTCCTAGCTGGAGTCCTAAAGTTGAACACATGTTCAAGCAGAACTATTCTAAGACCGGTTTTGACCGAGAGTTCTTAGCAGAGTTTGGTGATGAAGCAGAAGGTGTGTTTAGAAGTGAGGATGTAAATAGAACCCTTGCTGACTACACATACGATGACTGTGTACCTCACTCCAGTTCTAAATATGTTATTGGCGTAGACTGGGGTAAAACTACTGGAACACATATAGTTGTTACTGAGGCCATGAATGTTGATGGCAAAATTATATATAAGACAGTTGAAAAACATATTATAAGAACTCAGGAATTCCAGCAGATAGAAGCCATTAAAAAGATAATGGATCTAGATAAAAAATGGGGTAATCAAACCGCATTTATATATGTTGACGCTGGATATGGACATGTCCAAGTTGAAATGATGTGGAAATACGATGTTGACTATCCACAGGAGAGAACTAGATATAAAGAGCGCGTCAAACCTATAACTATGAATACAAATATAGAAATATCTGACCCTGTTAGCGGCCTGCCAATTAAAAAGCCTGTTAAACAGTTTATGGTTGATGCTTCATGCAGGGCAGTAGAAATGCGACAAGTTATATTCCCTCAGTCCGAAGATACTACTACGCGTATTGTGCCTAGTGAAATACCGTTTGCTGATATAGGTATATTGCAGCAAATGAGAAGCTTTAAGATTATTAAGTATAGTCCCACAGGTGTGCCTACATACTCGCAGGACTATGAACATACGCTTACTGCATGGATGCTGGCTATTATGGGCCATGTCCTTGAGTTTAGTGACATGAAAAAAATAGAATATGTTATGGATGTTGCCTACTCTCTTGGTTTTGGTAGTGATTCTGATAAAGACTACGAGTTTCCTGAGCTTGCTAGCTTAGATAGAGAAGTAGAACTGGAAGAAGCAAAGGCTTTCCAAAAGCAAGTGCAAGCAGACCTTAAACCGCAAAAAAGAGCAGATGAAGACCAGGGTGAAACCTTAATAGAGGGCGGAGACCTCGGACTATATGTTTCTAGACGTCAAACTATTTCTAGGACTAGAGGTGAATCTGTTAGACCTAGAATGGGATACTATGGTAAGAGTCCTAGAAGTAACTACGGCGGCAGGAGAAACATATAATGGTTTTCCGTAAAAAACCATCTAAGTATGTAAAAGACAGAACTTTAACGGATGGTAAACCTAGTGGCATGGTTGCTAGAGTTAATCCATCTCAAGAAATATCAGGTAGTGAACAAGCAGAAGATACATTTGCTGTCTTAGCAGATAATATAAATTTAGCTAATGAAGTCTTGCCGCTTTTTGAAGAAAAATGTAGAGCTACACATATACCTGTGCCAGAAAAGCTAAAAGATATTACAGCTGCTGTTAAAAGATTGGATTCTTCGGAGGTTTCTGGAAGTAGAATATCTTTTGGATTGTTTTTAACTTGTATAAAAAAATACGAAGATTTAAAGCTTCAATATTCATTAAAAATATCTCAGTCAATTCAAGGAAACCCAGATCTTGATAATAATATTGCTGAAGAAATTAAAACTAAGGTTATTTCTGGTGTAGCAGAAGCTGATTTAGATTTATTTACTTCACTTCTTTTAATGAACTATGCAGCAAGCAAGTACCAGGAAATATTTAATGTTCCAACAATAATGTCAATGGTTTCGAATCCAGAAACACAAGCTATAGGTATGGCTAAATTAATTAATGCGATTAGTTTTGCTGCTGCAATAGACATACTTAATGAGAATATGCTTGATCAAGTCAATAGTGAAAGCACTGACATAGAATATAAAGGTCTTGAAGAATTTAGTAGATTAGATCAGCTGGCATATAAAAAGATATCTCAAGAAGACTACAAGATAGTTCTTTCTTATGCCTTAAAGTATATAAATTCTTCTACAGACCCTAAATATAGTCCTTGGCTGGCATATTACTCTGCTAGAAAAGCCAGAAATAGCTCTATAGATAAATATAGAATGTATCCTACTTACAGTAATAGAGAGTTTTTAAAAGCAAACAATGTAGCTGTAGACCAAAACAATGAAGAAGACTACGTAGAGGAGTCTTTTGCTGCCAATTTTGCTCAAAAGTTTGTAGAAAACCTAGGCCTTACTGTTGATTTTAATGATTCAGGACTAAATACATATTTTGAAACTAATGCTTTAAAAGACAGGGAAATAATAAATACTGCTGTACAAAGCAATCTTCCTGTCATATCAAAAGATCAGATATGTTGCCTAGCTAGAGCTTTAGTAAATGCTCCGAGTATTGATAATAGGACTCTTAATCTACTAAAGTGCGTATTTTCTATGGCAGCTAACGATATGTCAATTAATATATCTGCAAATATAGCAAAAAAAGAATTGTCTTCTTTAACTAATTTTTCTTTAGCTTCTAATATGAGCTTTTTTTCATATGGAATAATGAAAAATATTATTGACAGAATTAATACTACGATATTGAGCAAACTCGATGAAACATTTGCAGCTAATGTAGCAGCAAAATGCGGTTTATTTGACCAAATGTTAAATGGCTTAAGTATAGCTATGGCAAATATATATAATAATTTATCTAGTTTAATAGACGGTAAAGAACAGGAGGAGGAATATAGCTATAGAAATACAAAAATTGCTTTGCATGGAAAATACAAAGTTAAGTTTTTTAATGACATGAAACAGATGGTTGGAGCAATTGGTTCAAGTCAGTCTATGTTGCAAGATTGCCTTAGAATGTCTGACGATATAGCAGATCAAGCATTTGAAGATTTTTTAGATGGTTTTAATTTAGATTCAAATCAGTATACAATTAAGGTTTCCGATGAATTAAAAGGTAAATATTTTTCAAATAATTTACCGATAAAAGTAGAGTACATTTCTGAAGCTTTTAGTGTTGAGTCTGACTTGCTTATGCCTAGCGTTAATACGCTAGGAAGTCCAGAAAGCTCAGAGGAGCTAATTAGAGATATAATAAAGACTTGTAAAGTTCAAGTTAGCGACGAAGAAATAAAACAGATGTTAAAGGATACAGATGGGTCTTCTAGATAGAGTTGCTTCACTCTTTTCTACCACTAAGCCAGATCAAGAAGACCTTAAGCTTTCTCAAGGTGGGCAATCTAGATCTGTAGAGGAAGCAGTAAAGGCGTCTCCCAGACAAGCTGTATCTACACTTTATTATAAAACAAGCTTATCTGCAAGAGGTTACCCTAGTCTATCTTCTGGTGGAGATAATGGGTTTATTACTCCTATGTATAACTTAGGAGAAATAGGTAAAACTCTAGACGTAGAATCGTATTTTGCTGCTTCTGTAAGAAGACATAGAGAACTTGTTATGAAGGAGGGTTGGTACCTTCATGGCAAAGATAATGAAGCTATAGCTTATGTAAAAGACAGGTTTGCAGAGATAGAGCTTATTACTGGTGAGCCTATAAGTGCAATAATTAGAGAGCTTTTAACAAACCTTATTGCTTATGGCAATTCAATGCTAATTCTTAAAAGAGATCCTTTAAGATCTAGCGGTGCTGCTATAAGAATGTTTGGTAAAACAATGCAGCCTATATCTGGTCTGTATCCTGCAGATCCTACTAGTATGGCTGTCAAAAAGAATGACTTTGGCAGGCCTGTGCAATGGAGACAAGAACTGTGGGATTCTGAAAAAGAGAAAAAGTTTAGTGCATCAGACGTAGTGCATTTTACTTTAGATAGAAAATCAGGATTTACTTTTGGTACTCCTTATATAATTCCTGTACTTGAAGACATTAGGGCCCTTAGAAGACTAGAAGAACTTGCTGAACTTGTGACCCACAAGCATACGTTCCCGCTTTTCCACGCAAAGGTCGGAACTAAAGACAAACCGGCAGGATATGTAACTGCGCCTGATGGCTCTAGTTACTCAGAAGTTGACATGATAGGCGCACAGGTTGACGCTCTTCCTCCTGAAGGCGGACTTGTTACTACAGAGCGCGTGGAAATAAATATGCTTGGCACAGAAGGCCAAGTATTAGACCTGCAACCTTACCTTATGCATTTTGAGGGCAGGGTGCTGGGCGGACTTAGATTGTCTGGTATTGATCTGGGTCGTGGAGATACTGCGAATAGAGCTACTGCACAGACTGTTACTAAGAGTTTAGTTGATGCATGTTCTGAAATGCAGAATGTATTTGCAGAAATGTTTACAGCTAAAGTATTAGACATACTGCTCTTAGAGGGCGGTTTTGATCTAAATAAAGACACTCGGGTTACCCTTAAGTTTCCTGATATTGATCGCGAGGAAATGAGAGCACATCAAAATCATGGTATTCAGCTGTTTTTACAAAATGCTATAACTCAAGATGAATTAAGAACTGAGTACTTAAATAAAGAAGCATATACAGATAAAGACAGAAAAAATACACATCATGAATTATATGTGCCTGCTCCTATGGAGCAAGCTGAAGGCTCTGTAAATGCTGTTGAAAACAAAGCTAAGCCTGCAAATCAGCATGGCAAAGCAGAAACTAAAAAGGCAGTTGCACAAAATAGTATAGTTATACAAAAATTATATGATGAATTTAGGTATTCTTGGATGGAAATGTGTGATGGTATATGTGATTTTGCCGACAGCAGCATTAAATATAATAGGATAATTAAATCTGATGATATTAAAAAGTGCTTAATATCTAAAACTGAGATGATGGTTGCAGATGCAAAGAAGTACTTGTTGCCAGAAATTGAGCGTGGAAGCAGAGACGCAAACGCTGAAGTCGGTGCTAATAAACTGCTTCTGAAAGACGATATAACCAGCTTCTTATCTAAACATATACGTATACCGTTGATAAAACTGAATCGTAAGGCTATGATAATGTTAAAGATAGATTTAGAAAAAGATTCTAAAATAAATATAGATCTATCAAGAATTAGCAGTGTATTCGATGTGTTAAAAGAAGAGCTAAAGGCGATTGCTGTACAAAATACGGACTTTGCGTATAAGTACGGTTATTTAGCAGCCTTAGAAAAGAACGAAATAGAAGAAGTAAAAATTATAAGCATAGATGAAAATAATATAGAAAAAGTTGAGATAAAAAATATAAATGAGATAAAAAAACGTGATGTGTCAAATTATTTTTTAGGCGATGCATCCATAAGTTTGAACCGAGAGGATACAGGAAATGAGTAGACAAGTCCGATTTACTGATCTTTTTGGCATGCCAGAGAGATCTAATATATTTTCGGATGCTGCTAACCTCTTAGAGGATTTTTATGGTTCAAACAATTCCCCTGCATTTAGAGTTACCATTAGAGCTACTCATGCAGGATACCTTTTAAACAATCGCGTTTACCCAGGCAAGGGTGTAAAAGCAGGCGCACCTAGTTGGGTTTCTAAAGACAATGGTGGCACTGCTGGCTATGACAAGCCATTTCTTAAGCACCATGATTCTAAGTCAGAGCCAATTGGTCGCATAGATGCGCAGAAATTTGTGCAGTTATGGGATGAAGACAGGTTTGCAAATGACTGGAAGCATCCTGATCATGGAACAAGTATGGGTTCTGGCTATATACTTATAGGCGGAACTATATCCGATAAAGATGCTCAGCAAAAAATATTAGATGGTCGATATAAAACAGTTTCTAGCGGTCAAAGCAGCAATAAAGCACAGTGTTCTATTTGCGGCTATGACTGGCTGAATGATGCTGAAGAAGAAGAAATATGTAGTCATAGGCCAGGAAACGTCTACGACGTTGATGGAATTAAATATAGGGCTTATTTAGTTACTGGTAAAATGAAGTATTTAGAGTGCTCTTTTGTTAACCATCCTGCCAATGAACTCGCTGGTATTCTCAGCGCAGACTTTGATAGCTCGCTTGTTCCCGAATCTAAAGAAGAGAATGTTCAGGTTGTTACAGCAGACGCCATGGGAGGTGTGTGCTCTATAGCTTTAACAGACTCTGACGGAAGAGTCACTGAATTGATTAAATCAGAAGACGAAAAAGATGAGCTACCATACGGCTTAGATAATGTTAAGCGATCAGTCAGAATATCAGTCCCAGAAACGTTTAAAGAGGCTAAAGAAAAGCAACCTTTAAATGAAGGATTTGATTTAGACACAGTCGCTAAAGGGTTAGAAGGCGATCTTGATAAAGATCGTACTGTCGAAGCCTATTTTAAAGCCACGGCTGACCAAACAAGAGAGACTATAGAGAATTACGTAACAGAGTTTCTTAATAAATTCCATAATGGAAAGGAATCAGAGGAAGCTATGAGCGACCAAACTGAAAAGAAAGAGCCTGAGGCAGTTGTTGAGGAAACTCAGCAGGTCGAGTCCTCTGATAGCTCTGATAGAACTTTAAACATTTTAGAAACCGCTTTAGCGGATAGTCAAACTAGAACTGCTGAACTTGAAGCAGAGTTGGCGAAGGCAAAGCAGTTGTACGATACCAAAGTTGGTGAATACAACGCTTTAATGGATCAGAATGCCAGTCTCAACGAAGAGTTTAAGAAACAGCTTTCTTCTCAGCTTGTAACTATGCAACTGCAATTGCAAAAGCCTCACGTCAAGTCGATCAAAGACAGTGATACTTTTGCTAACGCAGTCGAAAAGGTTGCCACCAGAAGTATTGAAAGCTTAAGAGACAGCATTGAGGATCTTGTGCCTGAGTTGGCAGGTAGTTTCAAGTCCAAGGGACTTCCTTCTTTTGTAAAAGATCGCGCAGAGGAAAAGCCTCCGGTTGCACGGTCTACGAAAGAAGAAACTGTCGTTAACCGTAAACAAGAACAAATTGATCCTCGTGATCAAATTTAATAAGGAGACTTAAATGTCAATTAGAATTGGTCGCGGATATGAGAAGATCCACCATCCTTACCAGGAGCTTTACGAAGGTGTAAGACCTTCTATTCAGGGTCTTCGAGCCGCAAAATTTCTTCCAGTCGCAATGTTAGATAAGCTTCATGACGATGATCCCATCGTTCTGTTGCCTGGTACTTTTGTTGGTAGAATGAATTCCGACTCCATGGTTGGTAATACTACTCTTGGAGAACAGGAAGAAACTGCAAGAGCTTTGGTTCCTGCATGTACTAACAAGTACAAGATTCAGTACAGTGCTTTTGACTCTGACTTCGGTGTTTACGACATCGATGGTGCAACTGTTAGCACTGCCGTCAGTGCTGCTGGTACTAGTACTGGAATGGTGCACAAGGTTAAGCCTCTTGGAGTGATCACTGCACCTGTTTACTCTGACGTGCTTAAAGATAAGTACACTAACTACAAGCGTGACTTAATGCCTTCTGTTCTCATGGGTAACTACACCGTTGTGATCCCCGCAATTACTAACGATGAGAAATCCATTGAGCCGGGAGACTTAGTCCGTGTTGCTGGTAGTACCACTCAGACTGATACTGGTGCTACTCACTACGCTGTCAGCAAGTCTACCAATACTGGAGCTAACGTTCCTGGACGTCTTACTACTTACGATCCTAGCACTGTTGCTGAGCAAGCTCTTGCCGACTACGTTGTGGGTCGTTGTATCGACAAGTACGTTGTGGCCAGAGGAACTGCAGTGACCAGGCTTGGTTCTGATTCTGCTACTCTTACTAACCTCAATACTGATCATCAGTACAATACTCTGAAAAAGGTCCAGACTGTTCCTGGCCTTGGCCTTAGTGGCTCCGGTACTCAGGGTGTTCCGGCAATGTTTGAGCATGCCGTTTCCGATACTAGCGGAGACTATTTTGCTCTCGTGATCAAGCTCGATCTGTAAGGAGATACAAATGAGCGATAGATTGATTGGGGTCGACGAGGGCGCCATTGAGCAGCACTTCGACGAAGGTCAGAAGGAGACTATCCTTCGACTTGTCGATGATACTGAGAATGGCATTACCCATGCGGTCGACAATGCTGTGGCTGAAAAGCTTAAAGACGAAGGTCTTGATTCTGCTGCCTTAAGCAGGCTTAAGGCTTTTGCTGATAACACTCCTGCTGGCAAAAGG